ATCGCACGACGAGATATCAAGGTTGTACAATTTGACGCTTCCATCCGGTTGTCGAACACTTAGACAGGAATCGTCGGAAAAGTAAACGAAATAAAACCTTCCGCTCGGGTCGATCAAATTCCGAAAGTGAATCTCAAGCTGATAGGGATCAGGAGACTTACAAAAAGCGAGAGTGCCACCGTGTATCTCAAGGTTTTCAGCCGCTTGGGCAACCTTGAGAACGTTGGTAATCCAAGCTCCTCTTAAAGAAGCTGCGACTCCCAAATCACAGATGCCGCGGGGTTTCTTCCCTGGCTTAGCATACTCGTTCTTTTTCATCTTCCACCAGACACTCTTAACCCAAAGGTCCTTGAGTTCCGGCAACTGTCCGCTCTCATCAAGCTCCTTGAACGCCTGCATCCTGAGGATCCGCTTCTGATGTGGATCCGCATGATGCTCTCGGCACTCCTCTTCACTCCCCTTGTACTCATCGAAGTGTCCAGCATATTTAAGCCGGAGCAGGTCGATAAGTTCTGCATTCTCAGTGAACCATTTCAGCTGAGAGGCCTGGAGTTGTTCATGTGCTCCAGGACTTGATGGCAAACGCTTCCCGGTCAGCCTTCGCATGGCCAACCTAAAGGAGTCATCAGCATTGCGATAAATGACTCCGGTGTGTGACGCGCCTCCAAACTTAGTGCGGTAAGTGCCATCAAAACACTCGCCACTCGGGAAGGACACCTCCCCGTTGACGAAATATTCTGGTGTACCTATCTGTAGGAGCTCAAACTCATCATTGAAGATGAATTCTTCCACTACTGGACAGTCTACCACTCCAAGCCTGAACGGCTCATCGGGACTTGGATTCCCTAATGATGAGCCGCACGACGAAAAGCCAGGCCGGTGATCTCCGGTAGCCCACTGTATAGTCTGATACAACTGATCAAGCGCTGCTGCACATAGAATAAGATGGTGTCATTGACAGCTTGACTGTCATGTTTAAACAAATCATCCACTCTCTCGAAATTAGCAACACGCGCCTGAACAGCTTCAACAAAACCAACATTGAGCTCGACCATCCCGCTCTTCGTACTTCTATTCGCAGGCCTTCGCTTCTGTAGGGATTTGCCTTCGTCCCCAACGTACGACCTAAGAAATGCCAACAGCGACTTATAAACGTTGGCCTTGGTGTAAGAGTCGTACCCCTCCTTAAGGAGGAACACACTGGTTGGATCACTATCGAGTGTGCTAAACGGAGTAAGAAATTCTCTCCGCCTGCTGCTCAACGCGAACGCAAAACCCTCCTCAACCATTGGCCTGACCCATTGCTGACCGGATTGATCAGTCGCACTCTCAGTGTTGGCAATGACAGCTTCAATATGGTGGATCCAGGGCAACCCCTTATACATCCACTTCTTAAACCGCATCCAGGCGGGGTATTGATACTTAGCTTGCGTTTTATAATACAAGATCTTCTCTTCAACCTCAAACCCAGTTCCAACCTCTACTGGTCGCGCAACATTTGGAGGGACACAACTGCTAGGATTTGGGGGAGCCCCGGCCTTCTTGACAATGGCCACACTCCGATCCTTCTCCACACATCTCTCCCGCCAACGGCGAAGCCTACGATTCAACCTATCAAGAATTGTGGGGACTTCGACAAAAGGTTCGGACTCGCAGTCCGAATCAACCTTTATATCGTCTTCCTCATTTAAACAATCAACAACGAGCTTGCTCTGCGTGGCCTGGCTTTTCGCCAAGGCATCTCCGTGTCGCAACGCCTCTTCATACACTTGAAAGAGTTCATCTCCTAACTCCGCCTTATAATCCGGCTCAGCGAATCTCCCGCTAACAGCCGCCTCAACGACGCGTTCCGCACGTGGCTCAATCACGACGGGTGCAGCCTTCATCTCCACCGGTGTAACCGGGGGTAACAAAAGTTTCATGGCCGAATCTAACTCGGGCTGCATTTTAACCTCAACCGCCTGTGCCAGGGTCGGTTGATTCTGTTTAACGACACCCACTTGAACGGTGGGGGTCGGTGGACTGGAGACGGCGTCATCGTCACTCTTACCAAAGTAATGCGCATGGTCATCATATTTGGGACAAATAGTGACCGGTATGCCGCAGAGCTCGTAAGTCGGTGACCGGGGTTTTTCCCCAGCACGTCTTTGGGCTTCCAAGTGCCGACGGGCGGCTTGGTTGAGAGGTCTACT